AAGCTTATACCTGAAGTTGATATTATTATGGATATTCCTGTAGTTCTAAATAATGTAAGTTATGAAGATAAGTATGATGGAGAATTCAAAGAACGTAGAGCTATCGTTTGGACTTTAGATTTAATGTTAAAAGGTTATATATATGGACCTGTGAAAAAAGGTGGTATCATTAAGTTTGTTGATACTACATTTTATATACCTAGTGTACCTGATGGAGAACTAGATAAAGCGGTTGGAAACACAAAACCTGCTGAAAGAGTAACTATTCAACCTGGATTAACAGTAGATGGTAACCCAACATCTAATATTAATCTAACAATACCTTATAATGAAATTCAAGTTAGCGACGATTTCGGTTTCGTAACAAGGATTTATAACGAAGAAGATTTATTGTAATGAATGCAAATAATGATCCAATTGGTAAAGCTTTGAATATAACTCCAATGACTGAAAGTGATGTTGTTAGAAATATGATTGCTGATGCACATGACGATAGTGCTAAAAACGATTTCGAAATGGCACGTTCAAATATAATGGAAGTTATTAATAATGGCAGCGAGGCTATTTTTAAACTTACCGAAATAGCAGAACAGTCTCAACACCCAAGAGCATACGAAGTACTTGCAAAATTGATGGATTCTGTTGTAAGTGCTAATAAAGAACTTCTTCAATTACAAACTAAAATAAGAGAAATTAACGCAAGCGATTCGCCAATAAGCGAAAAAGCTCAAAGTGTAACAAATAACTTGTTTGTTGGTTCTACAGCAGAATTACAAAAAGTTATAGCTGATATGAAAAAATAATTAGGTTATGAATATAAGAGATACTTTAAAAGGTTATAAAGGCAATATAAATTTAAAAAGGTCTAATCAAGCAATTGAATGGACTCCAGATCTTGTACAAGAATATATTAAATGTTCACAAGATCCAGTATATTTTACTGAAACATATATGAAAATTATTAGCATTAATGAAGGTCTAATAAATTTCAAACTATATGATTATCAGAAAACTATGTTAAGATCTTTTGCTGCTAATCGTTTTAATATTATCACAACGGCTCGTCAGGCAGGTAAGTCTACTACAACCTGCGCTTTTATTCTTTGGTATATTATTTTCCATCAAGATAAAACCGTAGCCTTACTCGCTAACAAGGGCGATACCGCTCGAGAAATTCTAGGTCGTATCCAACTTGCTTATCAGCATCTTCCTAAGTGGTTACAGCAGGGTGTTAAGGAATGGAACAAGGGTTCATTCGAACTTGAAAACAACAGCCGTGTTATTGCCGCTGCCACTTCAACAGATGCAATCCGTGGTTATTCTATCAACCTTCTATTCATCGACGAAGCTGCGTTCATTGAAAACTGGGATGAGTTCTTTACCTCAGTTTATCCTACTATTTCTTCTGGTAACGAATCAAAAATTATCCTAGTTTCTACTCCGAACGGATTGAACCATTTCTATAGTATTTGGCTAAACGCTCAAGAAAAAAGAAATCAGTATAATTATATTAAGGTAAACTGGCAAGACGTTCCTGGTCGAGACGAACGTTGGCGTCAGGATACATTAGCTGCTATGAACTTTGATACGGAAAAGTTTGAGCAGGAATATAACTGTGAATTCCTTGGTAGCTCTGGTACACTTATCGCTGGTTGGAAACTTAAAGAACTAGTACACCAACCATCGTTGGTTGAAAGGGATGGTTTAACTCAATATTTTATTCCAGCAGAAGGTCACGTTTATATTATAATTTGCGACGTTTCTCGTGGTAAAGGCTTAGACTATTCAGCTTTCCAACTCGTTGATGTTACTAAAATGCCATATCAACAGGCATGCGTTTATCGTAATAATGCTATTTCTCCTGTAGATTATGCTGACGTTATTCATAGAGTAGCCAAGGCTTATAATAATGCATCTGTTCTTGTTGAAGTAAATGACATTGGCGAACAGGTTTCGCATTCTCTACATTATGATTTTGGTTACGAAAATGTATTGTTTACTGAAAACGCAGGGCGTTCTGGTAAGCGTATTACAGGCGGGTTCGGTGGAGGTAATGTAGATAAAGGTATTAGAACAACCAAAATAGTAAAGTCCATTGGTTGTTCTATTCTTAAACTTTTGATAGAACAAAATCAATTTGTTGTAAATGATTTCCATACAATAAACGAGTTGTCTACTTTTTCTAAGAAGGGAAATTCGTTTGAGGCAGAATCTGGAAAACACGACGACCTTGTTATGTGTTTGGTATTGTTTGCTTGGTTATCAGAACAACAATATTTCAAAGATTACACAAACATCAATACCCTCATGTCATTGAGGGAAAAAACTGAAGAAGATATGGAGCAGGATATGTCCCCGTTTGGATTTTTTGACGACGGACGAGGGGATATATTGGAAGCTGATGTTATTGAGAAATTCGTGCCAGATGCTTGGATGTGGAATCTAAGAGAGGACTTTTAATAAATAAAGTAAAATGGATCTATAGATTCTCGCATAAAAGGAGAAATAAAAATGGCATTTCAATTAAGTCCTGGCGTAAATATCACAGAAATTGATCTTACTACGATTGTACCTGCGGTTGCCACTTCCGATGGAGCTATCTCTGGGTTATTCCGTTGGGGTCCAGTTGGTGAAAGAATTCTTGTCGACTCGGAAAATATTTTGATCGATCGTTTTGGTAAACCAACGAATTATAACGCAGAAACATGGTTCAGTGCGGCTAACTTCTTGTCTTATACAAATCGTCTTTGGGTTTCTCGTGCCGCTAACACTTCTGGTGAAACACCACATGTTTTAGGTTTAAAATACAGTATTCTTACAAATAAATTTACTAAAAATGGTTTTGATACTGAAACTGCTGGTATTTTAAATGGTTATTATGTATTAAATACAAGCAATTTAAATTATGTACCAAGAAATAATGTCGTTACTTCTACCGATGCTACATCTTTTTCTTTAGCTAATCCAATTCCAGGTAAAAAAACAACTGCAATTATTACTCATTCTTCTCCTGCTATAGTTACAGTAAATTTTGACGTTAATGATAATGATCCAATTGTATTTACTAGCACTGGAAACTTACCAAGCCCATTAGTGTCTGGAATTCCTTATTTTATCAAGGATAAAAATTATTCTGGCAGTGTTTGCACATTTAATCTTTCTTTATCTTCTGGTGGTGATGCTCTTGCTACATCATCCGATGGTAGTGGTATACATACTGCAAGAACCAATTTTGATATAGATCTTTATTTCGGGTCACCGTCCGCAAGTTATAGTGCTGTTGCCACGGTTTCTTCTGATTCTGTAATTGCTAATCTTGTTAATCAGATCGTTAAGAATCAAAACGAATATCATTCTAAGGATGGTAATTTTGATACAGATGTTCTGTATGTTGCAAAGTATCCAGGTGCAATGGGTAATTCTCTAAGAGTTGCTGTTTGTGATAATGAAGCTTCATATAATTCTACAATTAATATTGATATTGGATCCGAAACTACTGGAAATACAATTTCTGAATTTATATCAACTATAGGAAGTAATATCCTTACTATAGTTGTAACACCTGGTACAGGCGGATCTGTTCTTCAAGCAAATACTATAGCTACAACTATTGCATCTAATTTTGCTATGGGTGATAAGATTAAGGTTGGTAATTCTTCTATTGGTATTCAGTACATGCAAATATCTGCTGATGCTAATGTTACAAGTAATTCTACAGCTGCAACTGTGACATTAACTTGTCAGGATCCATATAGACTACACACTGAATTTATCTCAACAACTACTGTTGATAAGCAATGGGAATTCTTTAATGTTGTTGGCAGTGCTCCTAGTCAATCAAAATATCAGGCATTGTATGGTAATACTGCTGCTATGGACGAACTTCATGTTGTGGTTGTTGATGATGGTGGTCAATTTACTGGTACTCCAGGAACTATTCTTGAAGTCTATAAGGGTCTTTCAAGAGCAACAGATGCTAAGAATGTTGATAATACAGGAAATTATTATAAAGATGTTATCAATCAGAACTCTAAGTATATTTGGTTTGCAAACGATAGAGCAGAAGCTGCTTCAAACACAGCAGTATACCTAGCATCTTCAACAGCATCATCATCTGGTGATTATATGTTTACTTTTGGAACTGATGGATTCATGGATGAATCAGACACCTCTGCGTTTTCTGTAATTGCTTCAGGTTATGATTTATTTGCTTCTTCTGAAGACATTGATGTTTCTCTTATTATCCAGGGTCGTCCTCTTGGTGGTTCTACATCAACGAATGATGTTACTGTTGAAAATTATCAATTGAGTAATTATATCATCGATAACATCACAGATCTTAGAAAAGATTGCGTGGCTTTCATATCACCAGATAAGAATCTTACCCTTAATGCATTTGGTACAGAAACAACTAATCTAACGGGATGGAGAAGTGTTATTCGTTCTAGTTCATACGCTGTTATGGACACTGGATATAAGTACCAGTATGATCGTTACAATGACGTATATCGTTGGATTCCATTGAATGGTGATATTGCTGGTCTTTGCGCACGCACAGATAGCACAAACGATGCTTGGTGGTCACCAGCTGGTTTCAACCGTGGTCAAATTAAGAATCTCGTAAAGCTTGCTTATAACCCACGCAAAGCAGAAAGAGATATTCTTTATGTAAACGGCATTAATCCAGTTGTTGCATTCCCTGGACAGGGCACTGTTCTTTATGGCGATAAAACTCTTCAGGCTAAACCTTCAGCCTTTGATCATATCAACGTTCGTCGTTTGTTCATTGTTCTTGAAAAGGCTATTTCTGTTGCTGCTAAGTATTCACTATTCGAATTCAATGATCAGTTTACACAGAATCAGTTCAAGAACCTAGTTAATCCATATCTTCGTGGTATTAAAGGCAAGCGTGGTATCACTGACTTCTTGGTTGTTTGCGATAGCACAAATAATACTCCTGCTGTTGTTGATGCCAATCAGTTCGTTGGTGACATTTATATTAAACCAGCTCGTTCTATCAACTTCATCCAGTTGAATTTCGTAGCTGTTGCTACTGGTGTTCAATTCTCCGAAGTTGTTGGCAAATTCTAATAAATAGATAAAAGCTCAGAAGGAGTAAAATAAATGCCATTTAATATTAATTCGTTTAAACAAAGTGGTCTGGTGCACGGTGGTGCCAGACCATCCCTATTCAG